TTTTCGTCCGCGCCCCCCCGGTGTTTTAGGGGCCGCCTTTTAAAATTTGTTTGGGTTTTCCATCCCTTGCCCAATTGCCCCTTCTTTGAAGTAGACAAAAAAAGCTTCGTTGCTTTCATACTCATCTTTTTCTGCTGTAATGCCAAAAAGCGGGTATTCTTGGGCGTCCATGATTTCTAAAAACTTATCTAAGTTGAGTTGGTCACTAAATCGCATTTAAACTCTCCTTCTTGGTCAAATACCAGTACATAGTTTTCCGGTCGTTAGATGGATCAATGGCGGTTATCTCGTAGTAATCGTCATTGATTAAAGCTTTTTGAATCTGCTTATCAATCCCGTTCTTGTAAAAAGTCTGCACTTTAAGATTGGTTGCCGTTGCCTTACCGGCATCAAAATGCGATTGATCCTCTTCGCGAATTTGCTTGTAGTTGAAAAAGAGAAATCCTTGTTCGATAAACTCGAAGCCAGTCTTCTCTTTTTTTTCGTTTCGTTTCGTTTTAATTTCACCAAAGTGGATTACACCTTGAGTAAAGTTACTTAGTCGAGTTCGACCCATTAGACACCCTCCCAACCACGTTTGTAATTTGCAAAGATAGAATGTCACGTAGATAATCTGCTTCGAATGTTTGACGATAGCCATCCCAATCGTAGCGGCAATAATTAAGCAGCAAGTCCTTAGCTCTGATTCCGGCCACCGACTGTTCTTCAAAATTAACTGGCCCGACTTTTTCGATAATAAAAGCCATGCCGGACTTGATAGAATTTTTAATCATTGGATCGCGCTCCGTGAATGTGATTTGGAGTTGACTCTTAACTTCTCTTAGTAGTTCGTCGCTAACCTCAAATTTCATTTAAGTACCACCTACTTTTTCTCAGCTACCTTTTTCGTTTTATCAGTACCTTCGCTATCTCCTTCAGCTGGTAGCGTTGGTTCATCAGTTACATTGGAAATACGACCAGGGCGCTTAACAGCAGCGGAATCTTCCAAAGTAGGAATAGTTGCGCCTGTCATCTTAGACACATCAGCAACGAAGAACGCATTTTCATTCTTAGCAATACCCATACCAAAGAATTTAGCGATAAATAAGTCCATGTCTTCAATAGCTAGTGTTTGCTCATAGCGATTAAGTTCCATCTCACCTGAAACACCTAACACATAGTTTTTCAAAACACCAAAGACTAATTTGTCTTCTGGAACCGCGTATGATTGAACAATCACGTCGCCAGTTGGCAATGTAATTAAATGCCAGTTGCTATCACTATCTTTAACGGCTAATTTAGCAAATAACTTAGCCCAGTAAGTCATTGGATTAACGATGACTGCTACTTGACCGTTATCTGTTTTAGCCTTCGTTAAAGCGCCGTGAATTCCGGCTAATGACAATGGTTCTAAGTCATTCAAAGCGATAGCTGGTTTGTCCGGATAAACACCATCGACTGAGCCACTTAACTTCTTGACCATACCGATTGGCATGTCCTTACCCGTACCAGAAACAACAGCCGTTTCTAAAGTTGCCGCCATTGTTTCTTCTAAGAAGGTGATTACATAAGTCGCTAAATAAGCTGGCCCAAGTTTAAAGAAACCTTTAGGAACCGCCAAGAAGCCACTTAACTTACTTGATTCGAGTGACAACACTTTGAACCCATCGGTTAAGATTTGTTTGATGTTATCAGGGACCTTACCCCAGAATGCTGTCTTTGAAGTTGGGTCAGCGTAGATTACTTTCATCAAGGCTGACACCGTTTGTGTGTCGATTGCAGCAAGTAATGGGTGTTCTTGTTGGATGCGTGAAAGTACGTCTTCGACAATTGTTTCTGGGAAAGTTTCGCCGAGGTTTTCAAATGATTGCTTTTGAGCAGCTGCGGCAAAGAATTTGCGTTCAGTTGACGTCATTGGACGTTGGATTCCGCGTGCTTCAAGAATCTTGTTGTCTGTCATTTCGTTTGCAGCATCGCCGATTACTGAGTTAGCTTGTTCTGAAATTGTGTCTTGTAATGATTGGGAGAAATCGTTAAATGCTTGCCCTTGTGCTTCTTCGTCACCATCGCGCATCGCGTTGAACATCGCCACCCGCGCTGCTTGAATTTGTTTGTTATTTAAGTCTAAATTTTTCATATTTAATAGCCTCCTAAGCTAGATTTGCCAATTTCTCGGCAAAAGATTTTTTATGTGATTCTTCTGGTTTTGATTCTTGAACGTCAGTAGCTTTAGCTTGTGCTTTACCTGAATACTTGGCTACTAAACGGGTTTTAATATCATTTTTAGGCTTCTCAGGTTCGTTTACTTCATAGTCAACAATTTCATCTGCAAGTCCCATAGTAATTGCTTCATCGGCTGATAAGAATGTTTCCGCCGTCAATAGTTCTTCTAACTCATCTTCACTACCTGTAAAACGAGTCATATACGTTTGCGCTAGCGAGTTATCCATCGTCTTTAGCATATCAATGCCCTTTTGCAAGTCATCGGCGTTTCCGTAGATGTTCGTTAATGCATGATGCACCATTAACTGACTGTTTTTTGGCATAAAAATAGTGTCGCCAGCCATCGCAATGATGGATGCGGCACTAGCAGCAACAGCGTCAATGTAAACGTTAATTGTTTTATTTGATTGTTTTAGAGCGTTGTAAATCCCAATCCCTTCAAAAGCGTCACCACCATATGAATTGATGTGCACATCCAACATTTCACCTTCAATGTTCGCTAAAGCGTCGTTGACTGCTTTAGTTGTGACAGATTGTTCCTCGTCACCCCAGTAGCTTGCCCCGACAAACCCGTATAAATCTAAGCGTGCTGGTTTGTCGTCTTCTTGATTTGAAAAGTTAAACATTGTCTTGATTTTCTTCATTATTTTCACCTCCCTTCAATGCATCTTCAATAAGTGCGTAGTTCTTACTCATAACATGCTTATTGGCCCAGTCTTCATCAATTGGTTCTCTGTTGAGATATTCTAAAATATCATTAATCGATAACGCACCGATTCGACTCATTAATTCGGCCGATGAAGCTAATTTAGTAATATCGAAGTTTCGAATTCTATCCGTTTTAATCCGGCAATAGGTATGTTTCAAAACGTTATCCTTGCCATACAATTTACGGTTAATTTCATCTTCAATTTGCTCAACGATTGGGTTGATACAAAATGCGATGAAATTATCTGTCATGCCATCAACGTCAGCTGTATCGCCCTTTAACAGCCCTCTCGGAATGCTGAACGCATCGGCCACCATATTGATGATATCTTCAAACATTGCGCTAATATCACGCGTCGTCTTATTAGCCGCTGAACCGGAGGACTTACTATTTCCAGTAGCGTTTAAATCATTTAGATGTAAACCAGATTCAAATGGCGTCACACTATCTTTATCGCTAAATACAGGCTTTAAACGATTCTCAAACATATCATCGATAACATCGTCATATTCCGTCAACGGTATACCGTCTTTTATAACTTGCTCACCTTTTTCATCCAACACCGGTTTAGTTTTCAGCTGGTCGAATGTTGCATCAATTTCAAGCGCAAACTTCAAAGCGTTACTTCGGTTATAGTTCCGGATAGCGCCGTTTAAAAAGGTGCCATATTCATTGTAAATACTGTCAAAAATAGCCTTCACTTTTGAGTTATTTAACTTTAAATGGAAAACATCTTGTTCGTAAAAAATACGCTGCACTGTAAAGCCGTTAATGGACACGTAAGCATAGCTATTCGGTTTATAGGCATATTCTCTAACGGTGAATGAATCAGCCACTAGAAGCTCCCCAGAGTCAGATTGAACGACTAACGCACCATCTTCATTCATTACCATTTGTTCGATAACTTTGTTCCAGAAATCAGCGGCGTTCTGATTCTGATTTGGCTCAACATTTAGCTGATACCAGACAGCACCAGAGTCATTCTTCCCCCTGGTCAACGTGTTGAAATCACACTTAACAATCGCATTAGCAATGTGATTAATACATATCTGTAACGCATAAGCTTTAAAGGCCGTGTCGGTCTTCATGCCACTAATATAATCGCTAAACAAGACACGCTGCTGATTACGTGACTCTAAGGCTTTACCATCGGTCTCGACCCGTGTTGGCTCATGCTTAAAAAAATCAAAGAATCCCAAAATCTCACCTCCTTTCTAGTAAGTCCGGGTCCTTAATCCGCGGTGATAAGTTGCCGTCGGTTTGTCAAGTAAATCTCTAAATTGATAAGCGTTTAAGAAGGCAAAAAAGCCATCAGTTTTTCGCAACTTCGCCTCTATTTTTGAATATTCAATATTGCCGCGGGCGTCGCGATCTTTAAAAGTATTATTTGTGTACCAACGCATCATAAAATCATCATCAACATAGACAAGATTATGATATGAAAAAAGATCGTCGAAATTATTTCTTGGTTCGGTGGGCGTTTTAATCCCGGTCTGGCCCTCCAAAAGTTCGCAAAACCCTTTTTGGGAAATTTTTG